GTTCCTAGTGTAGATACTGGAGATGTATTTACTGTTGGTTCGTATGCGGCTTCTCAATACAAAGAGTATATTCCAACATCCGAGTATTTCGATAGACAGACTGGATCCTTCAAGGAAATTAGATTAACTGATACTCTTGATTTCAGACCTAGAGTAACTGATTTTGGTGTAACAACATCTTCACCATTTGCCTTCACGAACAGATCTTTTGATGGATCTGGAAATACAACGACTTTGGTTCCCAAGTCTGGCGAAACCTCTATCGTTGATTACGAATATTATCAGGGTAGAAACGATCTTCTTGCTCTGGGTAAAGACGGTAAGTTCCAAGTTATCAAGGGTGCTCCTAGCGATAACCCAAGAACACCTACAAACGCAGAGGAGGCGATGAATATCGCCACTATTGAATATCCTCCATACCTGTACAATGTACTGGATGCAAAGATTACTGAGATTGATAACAAGCGTTATACAATGCGCGACATTGGTGATCTTGATGATCGTCTCACAAACTTAGAACTTACAACTTCTCTGTCTCTTCTGGAACTGGATACATCCTCTTTCCAAGTAATTGATGCACAAGGCCTGTCTAGATTCAAGTCTGGATTCTTTGCAGATGACTTCAAGAATCAGGACTTCATTGACTATGGGATGGAAGACACTCGTATTACCGTAGACGAGGGATTCAACCATCTGATCGTTGAGCAAGACACAGTAACCATTCCTGTTCAGGTTGCAACTGCTAGCACTGCAGCTGATTCTCTGATTGATTACAGCGCTGATGTAGATCTACTTGATTCCAATGTAGTTAAGAAGGGGAATAGAGTTCAACTTGCATACAATGAAGAAACTTACATTGAACAACCTCTTGCAACTAGAGTTGAAAATGTAAACCCATTCAACTTGATCGAGTGGGTTGGTGCAATTACACTTACTCCTGCAATCGATAGTTGGGTAACCACTATTCGCAGAAGTGGTGGAAACAGAATGATTCCAAACCCTGGACGCCGTGGACAGTCGTTCTCATCTACCTCTGTTTCTTCGGTCGGTGATCCTTGGATCAGATCTAGAAACGTTAAGAACCATACCACTGGATTTAAGCCTTTCACCAGATATTATCACTTCCTTGATGGGGTTGGTGGTATCGATTGGATTCCAAAACTGATTGAGGTTACTCCTGTATCTGGAACCTTTGTTGTTGGAGAAACCGTTGATGGTTTCGACTCTGCAGGAAATAGAACAATTAGTTTCAGAGTAGCACAACAAAACCATAAGGAAGGTCCTTTCAATAATCCAACCAGAAAGTATCAAGTAAGTCCTTACGACAGAACACTCCTGATGAGTGCTCTCGATTCTTACAATAGTTCTTCTGTCCTACTTAATGTTGACATTGATGCTCTTGCAGCACAGGCTGGTGGATCTTACTCTGGATTCATCACTCCTGGTGGTAGACTCATTGGTAGAACAAGTCAGGCACAAGCAACTATCGATGATAGTCGTCTGGTAACTGATAACTGGGGTACTGTTATTGGATCATTCTTCTTCAGAAATCCAAACAGCACACCTGCACCTGCTCTCAGATTCCCAACAGGAACTAAGACTTATAAGATGACTTCCAGCTCTACCAACGCAGAGCCTCTCCCCGGAAGTCTGCTGATCAGTTCTGCAGAAACTACCTACAGAGCAACTGGTATTATCAGAACGGTAACCACAAGTTCTGTTACTTTCTATGATCCTCTGGCACAGTCCTTTACTACAGATTCTACAGGTGGATTTATCACTTCTGTAGATATCTTCATGGGTAACAAGGATACTGCTTCTCCTCTGGAGATTCAGTTGAGAACCATGGAACTGGGAACTCCCACAACAACTTTGGTTTCTGATGATTCTAAGATTACTCTCGAACCAGACCAGGTAAACACCTCTAGAACTGCCGATGTACCCACTAGGGTTACATTCCCATCACCAATCTTTGTAGAACCCAATACAGAGTACGCTATCGTCCTCCTGTGTCCTTCTTCGGACCAATATGAAGCCTGGGTCGCAAGAATGGGTGAAAAGACTGTCAATACGACAACCCTACCTAATGTTGAGGGTGTCATCTATGCTAGACAGTATGGTGCTGGATCTCTGTTTAAGTCTCAAAATGGATCTATCTGGACTGCATCTCAGTATGAAGATATGGCATTCAGAGTAAACAGAGCTAAGTTTACTTCCCAGAAAGGATCTGTATTCTTCTATAACCCAATTATTGATGAAGAGTCCAACATCATTGAAGGATTGCAAAACAATTCTGTTACCACTCTTCCCAGAAAACTGACTGTTGGTATTACAACAATCGAAGATGATGCAATTAATAATATTCTGCGCATCGGTCAAAAGGTTGGAACCACTGGTGTAAGTACAGATATCACTGGATTCATTGAGCAATTTGGTGGTCCTATTGAAACACTGTCTGTAAGTGGAGTTGGTACAAACTATACTAATGGAACTTACAACAATGTAACTCTGATCAATGAGTCTGGAGGTGGAACAGGAGCTACTGCATCGATCGTTGTATCAAACGGTCAGGTTAGTGGTGCTACAGTCTCCGCTGCTGCTACTGGTAATGGTTATGTTGTTGGCGATACCGTTGCTATTACAACATCAATGGTTGGTGGACGTGGTAGTGGTGGTCAGGTAACGATCTCTGCCATCTACAACTCCGATACCATCTACGCGACTAATGTACAAGGTGAGCAGTTTACAGAAACTCAGAATCTTTACTGGTATCCTGATTCTGGAGAAGTTGGTGTCGCTATCACCAACATCCTGATTAGAAGCTCTTCTTTGACATCGAACTTGAATGAAGGGAATATCTTTGAAATCGACAGTGATTCTCATGGTAATGTAACTTCTGCAAACCATGTTTCTATCAGAGGACTTCAACCTGATACAGATCCTATCAAACTGCAGAGTGATCTTTCCGTAAGTGCCACTGCAATCTCTGTTGCAAGCACTGCTACCTTCACTGAGTTTGAAGGACTCACAACATTCAGAGGATATCTGAAGGTTGGATCTGAGATCATCTACTATGACAGCATTGGTGCTGGAAACCTTGGTATTGCAACCAGAGGTGTAGATAATACAACCGTTCAGACACACTCTGCTGGTGCTGATGTCTACAAGTATGAACTCAATGGCGTTTCGCTGACCAGAATTAACACTGATCATAAGATGCCTACAGACGCTGGACTGCAAGGTCTGAAGACATTTGACAAGTATTACCTGGAGGTCGATAGACCTGCTGGAAGAAAGACTGGCGAAGAGCAATTGTCCTTTGCTGATGAGAAGACTGCTGGTGGAAATGGTTCTTGGGCTTCCAAAAACATCCAGTTCAGTTCCATGGTTCCCAACATGGTGTTCACCACTCCTGGTGATGGAACTTCAATTAGTGCAAGTGTCAGAACTACTTCTGGTACCAGTCAGAGTGGAACAGAGGCATCCTTCGTAGATCAAGGATTTGAACCTATCCAACTCAATGAAGTTAACTTCTTCTCCGATCCTCGTATCGTTGCTGGTAGAGTTAACGAGACAACATATCTGGCTGAACTACCTAAGAGCAGATCCTTCACTCTCGCATTAAACCTTGAGAGTCTTAATCCTTACTATTCTCCTCAGGTAAGAACTGATATTACAAGTATTGTTCTTCAGAGAAATAGAATTGACGCTCCTGTTGGAGATTACTCCATCGATGGAAGAGTCAACAGCGTATCCAATGATCCTCACGCAAGTGTCTACATTGGCCCAAGGATTGAACTTGATAATCCTGCAACCTCACTGAAGGTTCTCGCGGGTGTCAACAGACCTCAGAGTAGCGATGTTAGAGTTCTCTACAGACTCTTCAGAACAGATTCTGGAGAAACTGATCCCACATTTGAATTGTTCCCTGGATTCTCTGTCGGTCTTCCCGATGGAACCCCTGATACCAGAATTGCTCCTGCCTTTGGTAATGAATTCCTTGAGCATGTTTACACAGCAGATGGTCTTGATAAGTTCAACGCTTTCCAAATCAAGATTGACTTCTCTGGTACAAACGAATCCACACCTCCTTCACTCCAAGACCTTAGAGTAATTGCACTGGCATGACGATTAATCCACATTCACTGCTTCTTGAATATCACTACGGCAACAGAGCTCAGGTCGAGGGTAAACCCGACCTGAAAAAAGATACCAAGACTGGAGCCGTAGTTAATACTAATAAAACAGAGTATGAAGACTACATCAGGAATAGAGATCAAAAACGTGCTGACAAGGCAGAAATTGAGTCTTTAAAAGGAGAAATTAGCGAGTTAAAAGAACTGTTATATCAGGTTTTGAATAAATAGTTCAAACTTGGTTTGACTAGTAGTAATGGCTGTATACGTCGCCAACCTTAATATTGAGCAAGGCGCTAATTTTAAGGTATCCTTTAATATTGAAGACCCTGGCACTAATTCTCCGTTAAGCTTGGTAGGGTATGCTGCATCTGCACGGTTGAGAAAGACGTATTCCAGCACTGGATTTACATCCTTTACTACTACAGTTTCCGATCCTTTGAATGGTGTGATCACTATCGCCCTTTCTCACGAGGAAACCGCTGCTATTAAAGCAGGCCGACATGTCTATGATGTAATCATTTTATCGCCCATATCTTCCGATCCCCCGAATTATACAACGAGGGTTGTGGAAGGCAGTGCGATAGTTCGACCTAGTGCAACCAGATTTTAGGTAGATATATGACGAACTACTCTGTAAGACTCGGATCTACCAACGCCATTAAAGTCAGATCCACCACGCTTGGTTCAGGCGGCGGAGGAGGCGGCGGAGGCGGCTCGATCCGAACCCTGTCCGATGTTGATATTACATCCAATGGTTTGGCAGATGGTATGGTTCTTGTTTATGACGCATCTACAGCAAAGTGGAAATCGTCAGCGGAAATCACCGTTGGTAACACTAGGAACATGACCATCAACGGAGGAACCTTTTAGACATGGCGTCGATTATTAAAATTAGGAGGACGCTAGGATCTAGCGTACCCGATCTAGCACCTAGCGGTGAAGGTACCGCGCAAGGTGAACTTATCTACGTTTACGACAGTAGTAACGTAGGATCAGGAAAGACATACAAGAAACTGTATATTGGTCACCCAGACGGCACAGGAGACGCTCCTATCCCCATCGGTGGTGAATACTATACAGACCTTCTACCTGCCAACACAGCGCTGCATGGGACGCTGATTGCGAACCAAGCGATCGTTGTAGACGCAAACAAAAAGATTGATGAACTGCGAGCAGACAATATTCAGATTGCTGTAAGTGGTACTAATGAGATTGATACAGAGAGTGGTAACTTAACTCTTGACTCGGCTGGTGGTATTGTCATCATCGATGACCAGGCAACCATCAACGATGGATTGAGAGTAGAAGGTGATCAGACTTATCTGAATACAGCTCTCCAAGTTTCCGGCATCTCCACCTTTAACGGTGAGGTGATGTTCAATACTGGAATGATTCCAGATACGGACAAAGGAGCTTACATTGGTACTTCTGGTAGAGCGTTTGCTAACGCTTATATCAATGATGTTACCATTGGTGCAGCAAATACAACAGTCATCACCACAAGAGCAGGTGAACTGTTCCTGACTGCATATGAAAACTTAGTTGTTGTTGATGACGATCTGACAGTTACTGGTTTGACCAGTTTCGCAAGTGGCGCAACCATGACTGGTGTTGCCACCATTACAGGTCAGTTAGAAGTTGATGATATCATCATCAATGATAATGTCATCGCGACCAAGAATACAACTGGTATCTTGTACCTGGATCCACATCCTGGTGCTCTGAGTGCTGATGGTATTGTTGTTATTAAGGGTGACCTGCAGGTTGATGGTTCTACGATTTCCGAGAACGCAACCACAGTTACCGTTAATGATCCTGTTATCAGATTGGGTGATACATCAACAGAGAAGACTGTCGAGAATGAAGTTTCTCTTGGTACCACTTCTATCACATTTGATAACGTTGTAGGTGTTAACACAGATGACGTTGTAAGTGCTGCTGGTATTGTCACCAATACCACTGTTTACTCTGTAAACACAGCAACTAATGTTGTTATAATCAATACCCCAACTGATGCAGTCGTTGCTGCTGGTGCAACTGTAACCTTTGCACAAGGTAGAGCAGATACGGCAGACAGAGGTATTGAATTTGAATATATTTCTGCTGGTGTCGGAACAACCGCTGTAACAAGTCGTGGTTACTTCGGTGCTATCGCTGATGAAAGTGGTGGTACGATTAGCACGACTACACTTTGGGCCTACATTCCTAACGCAGAAGTAACAGGTAACAGCTTTACTGGCGTCAGAGGTTTCCTGGATATCGCTGGTATCTACTATCAACCAGATGGTGAGAATCCTTACGATGGTCCCAACGGTGTTGCATACTTCGATAGCACTGGATTGGTCAAATCTGGTGTTGCTACAGATAGCGGCATTTCGACTTCCAACTACGTCTTGACTACCGGTACTGACGGCATTCCCATCTGGACTGATACGCTTGATGCTGGTACATTCTAAGAGAGGTGAAGAATGGCAAAGCCAACAACAAAACAAGAGTTAATTGATTATTCTCTTAGACAACTAGGTGCTCCCGTATTAGAGATTAACGTCGCTGATGAGCAACTGGATGACATCGTTGATGATGCCATTCAGTTCTTCAACGAGAGACATTACAATGGTGTTGAGAGAGCTTATCTCAAGTATATCGTAAGTCAAGACGATATTGATAGAGGTAGAGCAGGTGGTCCTGGAGCGGCTGGTATTACAACTCATACCGCTTCGGCAACCATTGCTGGAATCTCTTCCACTTTTTCTTACTACGAAAATGGAAACTTCTTACAAGTTCCAGATGCAGTTCAAAGTGTCGTAAGAGTATTCAAGTTTGATGCCAGTGTAATTAACTCTGGCATGTTCAGTATCAAATACCAATTATTCCTGAACGATCTTTACACTTTTAATAGTGTTGAACTTCTTCAGTATTCAATGATCAAGTCATATATTTCAGACATTGATCATCTCTTGACACCAGATCGTCACTTGAGATTCAATGTTCGTCAGGGTAGACTCTATCTAGACATGGATTGGGCGGCTGCAGCTGCTGGAACATACATTGTTCTAGATTGCTACAGAGCAGTAGATCCGGCTGACTTTAGTAAAATATATAATGATGGTTGGTTGAAGAGATATGTTACTCAATTGATTAAGCGTCAGTGGGGTCAGAATCTTATCAAGTTCCAAGGAGTCAAACTGCCTGGCGGTATTGAACTCAATGGGCGTCAACTATATGACGATGCAGTGACTGAAATTAATGCTCTCATGAGCGAGTTCCAGTCCACATACGAACTCCCACCCATGGATGACATTGGATAATGGCACTGAACCCGTTCTTTCTTCAGGGAACTGCGAATGAGCAGTTCCTAGTACAGGATCTCATTAATGAGCAACTGAAGATTTATGGCGTCGATGTATATTACCTTCCCAGAAAAATTGTAGACCAGACGGACATCTTGAAAGAGATTTCAATGTCCAAGTTTGATGATAACTTTATCATCGAAGCATATATTAATAATTTTGAGGGATATGGTAGGAACTCTGATATTCTCACAAAGTTTGGTCTCAAGTCTACAAACGAAGTTTCTCTGACACTCTCCAAAGAGAGGTTCGATAACTTCATTGGAGAGTTCTTAGAGACTGGATCTGATAGTGAGTATATCATCGATGGTCGTCCCAGAGAGGGTGATCTAATCTTCTTCCCACTAGGAGAGAGATTATTTGAAATCAAACATGTTGAGTTTGAGAATCCTTTCTATCAACTAGGAAAGAACTATATCTATGAACTGTCTTGCGAACTCTTCGAGTACGAAGACGAGATCATGGATACCAGCATCGAGTCTATTCAAACCGCGATGGACGATGTTGGTTATATTACAAGAATTGTTCTGAATGGTATTGGACAAACTGCTGCTGGAGCTGCACAAGCAGGTGGGGCTACGGATGGTCAGATTATTCAGATTCTTGTTACCGAAGACGGAACTGGATACACTGAGCAACCAATCATTACTATCGATGCGCCAGAAAGTGGTAGTAGAGCAACTGCTGTTGGTTTCGTCACAGAAAAAGGTGGCACATATTCTCTCGATGAGATTCTAATCAAATCTACTGGTTTCGGATATGTAGCTGCTCCTAGAATTACTATTACTGGAGGTGGTCCAAATGCTACAGGTGCTGCTGCGACCGCGATCCTTGGTGATACTGCTATTCAGTCTATTGGCATTGGAACATCTGGTGGATCTGGATACATCACGGTTCCCACTGTTACTGCAGGAGAGCCTAACACCGCATACACAGGATTCACAACTGCACAGTTGGTAGCTATTAAGAATCCTCTTACAACTGGTATTGGTTCTGTCTTTATGAGACATGCTGGTATTGGATACACCACTAATACTCCACCAGTTACATTTGCTCTACCCAATATCCTCGTTGGTATTGGAACAACAATTGCATTTGGATCTCAGAGCGGTGCATATGAAGTTGATGAACTTGTCACTGGAAGCCTCAGCGGCACTACCGCGAGAGTCAGATCACATGACATTGATACTGATGTAGTTAGAGTTGTGGTAAATAGTGGTGGGTTCTCACCTGGAGACATCCTCACAGGATCCTCCTCTACTGCTAGATACGCTGTTCAATCCTATAGCGATGACAACGTTGAGTCTACAGGCACAGGTGCAGACTTCTTTGATAATGATGATCTTGAGACAGCAGCTGATGCAATTCTCGACTTTACTGAGTCCAACCCATTTGGTGAATACTAATGTTAGGAAAATACTATTACCATGAAGTCATAAGAAAGACGATTATCGCTTTCGGTACAGTCTTCAATAATGTCCACATCAGGCACAGTGACTCTGGTGGTGTGGAGAGTGATCTGAAGGTCGCAATTGCTTATGGACCTGTACAAAAATTTCTTGCCAGACTTGAGCAACAACCTAAGTTAAACAAGACGGTTGGTCTCACTCTGCCTCGTATGTCTTTTGAAATGACTGGTATCAGTTATGATGCCTCCAGAAAGACAGCGATTACACAAACTTTCAAGGCTGTCGATAGCACTGACAGTAATATGAAGAAGGTGTATATGCCAGTTCCATATACGCTGACTTTTGAACTTAACATCTTGGCAAAACTGAATGATGATTGCTTACAAATCATTGAACAGATTCTGCCTTATTTCCAACCATCGTTCAATGTAACCATTGATCTTGTTTCTGCAATTGCAGAGAAGAAAGATGTTCCTATTGTCCTAGAAAATATCTCCTTCACTGATGACTATGAAGGTAACTATGAGACAAGAAGGGCTTTGATTTACACCTTGACATTTAGCGCTAAGTCTTATCTGTTTGGTCCTATCGCAGACAGCAGCGACGGTCTTATCCGCAAGGTTCAAGTCGATCAATATGCTGGAGCAGATTCCACAACTGCGAAGCGTGAAGTTCGTTATACAGTCGAACCTGATCCAGTTGATGCTGCACCCGATGATGACTTTGGATTCAGCGAGTCCGTAAGTTTCTTCACTGACTCTAAAAATTATTCGCCTGGCACTCAGGATGATCGATAACCATGAAAGACTTTGACTCTATTGATAAGGCTCTAGATATCGAATCCTCGATTGTAGAGTCTGAACCTGCACCTATCAGCAAGAAAAAAGAAGAAAGGAACAAATCAGAAATTCAAAAAGACTATGAGTATACTCGTGGTCAACTGTATTCTTTGATCGAGAAAGGTCAGGAAACCTTGAATGGTATTATGGAACTAGCAGATGAAACGCAATCTCCTAGAGCGTATGAAGTTGCTGGTCAGTTAATCAAGAATGTTGCCGATTCAACAGATAAGTTGATTGATCTGCAAAAGAAATTAAGAGATCTAGATGAAGATCCTAAGTCCAAAAACCCAACAACCGTTAACAACACTATGTTTGTTGGATCGACAGCAGATCTTGCTAAGTTTTTAAAGAAATCTCAAGACGATATTCAAAACACTTGATGCTAAATACTCGGCCAAGACGAGTAAATTATGCAAAAAGTTATTAATATTCTAGCACTTCTTTCTTTTATCGGGACTGCTGGAATTATCGGTGGAGGTACATTTGTATACCTCAGACGTGCAGAGATTAGTGATAATGTAAAAGCAGAAGTAACCAAGGCTGCTACAGAAGCAATTACCGAAGCACTTCCTGGTCTGCTTGATAATGCTATGCCTGCACTACCCACTACCACAGGTCCAGCGGTAGAAATCCCCAAATTGTAATTTATGGAAATTCCTGACATTGGTGTTAGGAATATCGGTATACCAAATGTAGGAGTTAATCCTATATTCCAACCTGGTATTCCTAGAAACTTCGTTATTCATCCACCAATTACCGACTTTCTCTGGAAACCTATAGTCGCGTATCCTGGTTGTGTTGAACATGCAGCTGCTATTGAGGATGATCAAAAAGTCATCAGATGTGATGGTGAAGTCCCTAGTTACAATGCTATGGACTATACACCTGAAAATTTGGTGATCAAAAAAGAGGTTCCTCCACCGAAAACGAAAACTCCAGATGCTCCAGAGGTTCCAGAGGCACCAGAGGTTCCTTCTAATGTGGTTCCTCCAGCAAAAAAAGATGAGGAAGTTCCTTGTCCTGGTCCTAATGCACCACGCATCGGTGATGTAGCACAGAATCAAAAGGAGAGAGTATCTGGTTTTGAACTACAAGGTGATATCTGTGTGGTTCTTTATGAGGATATTCCTTGGACAGCACAATATCTACCAGCACCACAGATTGCTGCGACCACTGGTGGTATTGCTGTAGTTGCTACTAGTTCTGCTCTGCTTGCAAAACCATTGGCAGATTTACTGCTAAAGGTTATCAAACCAGTAATCAAAAAGGTTATTGGTAAGGTGCAAAAACTTATTGGGAAGAAGCAGAAGATCGAATCCCTAAAGGAGCGCCGAGATCAGCAGCGGATACGCTCGCACGCCCTGCGGAAGCTGAAGGGGAAGGAATAGAGTGAGTATGTGGATGTGCATGTCCTGGAGGATTGTTAACCATCACATCTGCACATACCGCATAGTAAGGACTCTTGGGGTGGAAATAAATTCCTTGCTTTTTCATTTCTCCACAATTTTTGAGTCTCGCAAGTTCAAAATCTAGACGCTTATTAGCAAGTAATTGCGCACGATAAGCGTTGTGAGTTGCTGCTGCTTTTTTGCATAATTCCTGCGCTTTTCCATCCAGAGGAAAAGATAAAGTAGCAGAGAAACCTATGCTTCTGTTGTGATTATCTTTCTGTCCAGTTCTAGTCGGAACTTCATAGAGAATCCCACCTGGATTATCCAAAATTCCATCCTCGTCCAAGTCTGACATATCGTAGACAGGATCGTTATAGGTTGGTTCATAAGGCCATTGATAACTCTTCGATTGAGTCACATATGGCGTGAAGTTTAGAGTGGGTCCTTGGCAGCTGATACCATCACCATATGTGTTGGTGATATAAGGACCCTGAAGGACCTGAATAGCCTGGTTGGTGACTGATCCTGTGCTATTTGCAATCGGACTTGCCGTTGCACTTACACCACCGACAGTCTCTGCACGAGCAGGAAGAGCACTTACAAGACATAGGATTAATCCGTAAACACTGAGGTTGTATCGGTCACGCTTGTGATTTCCGTGACCCTTTGAATTACTGTTTGATTCGTCATCCCAGGTCCTTGATACGTTTCCGTGAACTGGAAAGGTGCTCCTGAGTTGAGGATCGTATAGTTCGGTCTGCTGTTGAGATTTAGGGAACTGCTGGTTGAACTTACTGATCCCGAAACCCCACCCATGGGACTTACTGTTACTGTATTTGTGTTTGTTGAAGGACTCAATGACGCGGAACCAGTTCCGACGTTTGTCCCTGTCACGGTGTATTGCCATCCTGTTGAATAATCAATTGAGTTAATTGTTTCTGTTACTTTACTCGTCGTTTCTGTGTGACTCGTCATCGAGCCCTGAGTGAAGTTTGGGACAACTGGAACTGCTTGGGCAGTGGCAGTTGAAAGCAGGATTCCCGCCGCACACAGAGCAATACTCCACATTGTCCCGCCAAAACGGATCATCGCGAGGATCCTCAATCAACGGTTAGTTCTGTAACGAATTGTCCCGTTGCCTGGGTACCTGCACCACCAGCGGTCAAAGTCATAGCACCAGCAGAGGTGATCGTACCTGCCAGACTACCAGCAGTACCAGCAGCATTGCTAGTCATCGAACCGAAGTTCGCTACATCACCTACAGAAACTGCACTAGTAGGAACTGCATCTGCTTGATTGTAAGTAGCAGAATAGGAGAAGGCAGCACCAGGGGTGTCTTGAGTTGCTGAAATAGTTCCAGGAGCATAAACTCCACTGGTGATAGTACCAGCAGAAATAGTATTTGCTGTTGTACCGTCTGTAGTATCTACGCCACTTCCTGATACGCTGTAGGAAGAACCAATTCTGGTTGCTTGTGTTGCAGCGGAGTTGACATTCAACTGTACGCTAGAACTCAGTCTGTGAGTAATATCGGCATGTGCGGGTGCCGCCAATCCAAACATAGCAAGGAGCACTAAGGCTCTTTTCATGGAGTTTTCATCTATCTTATAAAATATATAGGCCTAAATATTCTTAGTAAGGTGTATCTGTATCACAGAGAACATGACTGAAGAAAAAAGATATTGCGCTCTTTGCCAAAAGGATGAAACTCGTTCCGAGTGTACTTATGGACCAGAAGCATGGGATATGGCAACACTGTCACCTAAACTCTCAGCAAGGATAGGAGAAGCAATGTCTCCTCAAGATATGCTGCTGCAAAAGCAACAGTTGAGATTGAATACTAGAAAGTTGATGCAGCAGAGAAAGGCACTCTCTAAGCAGAAACCTATTTCTCAGCCAATGAATCCTGCTTCTCTGGAACCTGTAAAAGAAGCGATTCAAGAGAAAGCAGAAAGAGTCAATGTACTTGGTAAGTATTACACCGTAAGTCTTGTCTTCAGAGGTGTTGGTAAGATAGTTCAGTTCTTTGTGCCTGATGTCAAGAGACCAACCAGAGATGAGTTCCAAGCGAATGTAGAGAAGATCTATCCTGGTGGTAGACTGGTTCACTATTACGAATCAGACAGACAACCACAACAACCTACTCTCTTTATTCAAAAGGAAGAAGTAGCTCCTACCATTGATAAGAAGGCTCACAGATCTGCTCAGAGAGATGCCAAGATTGGCAACCTTGCTAGAAAGACAGATAATCCTGGTGAGAAAGCAGCTGCCGAAAGAAAGGCAAAAGGTCCTAAACTCATGGGTGAGAGAGCACTCTCCAGCGATGAGAAAGATGACAAAGAAAAGTATGTCAAAGGCATGAAGAAATCCGTAAAGGATTTCAAGAAGCGTTATGGTGATGAATACAAGTCTGTAATGTATGCCACTGCCACTAAGATGGCAAAAGAAGAGACTGAAGAAGTTGATGAGTGCTGGAAGACTCACAAGAAAGTTGGTATGAAAATGAAAGGTGGTAAGTTGGTTCCAGACTGCCGTCCTAAGAATGAAGAAGTAGAACATGTAGAAGAAGACTGGCAGAAAAAGTCTGGCAAGAACCCTGAGGGTGGCCTGAATGAGAAGGGTCGCAAGTCTTACGAGCGTGAGAATCCTGGTTCTGATCTGAAGAGACCTTCTAAGAAAGTTGGTAATAAGCGTCGTGCATCATTCTGTGCAAGGATGAAAGGTATGAAGAAGAAACTGACTTCATCCAAAACTGCCAATGATCCTGATAGCAGAATCAATAAGTCTCTCCGTGCTTGGAATTGCTAAACGGTAACTAAATTTACGATTCTTACCACATTTTGTTTATAAAAGAACAAAAAGTAACAATTGTATACAGACAAAAGTCTAAATAGACAGTATAATACTGATACCAAGTTTAGACTTCCAGTATGATATCATTTTACCTAACGGCTCTGATTATCTGCGCGTTGATTGTCTACGCCGGATATGAAACGACCTTTAGGTTAATCTATTTCATTGAGCTCCGCATCAAGTATGCGTGGGTTCAACTTAGGTTGTATTTCATGAAAAAATCATTTGAACGACACATGAAGAAACTTGGTGTCCAACCCACAAGGAGTAACTAAATGTCTCAAGAGCTGTCTGATCTCAAACTTTCCAGATCAGAATGCACTAAATGCGGCGCAGTATGGATTAACGGACAACACGTCTGGCGCGGCACAGGCAATACATCTGATAACTCAGAATTAGATTTGGCAGGTTTGGTCTGCAATAATCTAGGAAACGAAGAATGTATTAATCCAAAGAAAGGCCAAATTGGTGGTCAGACTTGGGAGTATCGTTCTGGTTATATTGATGGGGCTATCGCTGCAAAGAAAGCAGTGTTAGAAGAACTCCGTGACTCACAGGATGACTGAAATTAAACCTGATTCCTTGGTCACTCAACAAGAGTGCCAAGAGATGATAGACGCTGCTATTAGGAGGCATAATCGCAATGCTAGTATTATTTCTATGTGTGTCGGTTGGGTTGTTCTTGCACTTTTTGCTGAAGGTCTCCT